CGATAAGGTACAGGATTTATTAACTATGTTAGTAACGATGGGCGTTTGTGGACCTATAAATCTCAAATTTGGGAATTTAACATTGTTTGCTATTGAAGCACGCAAAGAACAGGTTCACGCCACCAGTATGATAGATGCTACTTTTAGAACGTTACAGTTTTTGGCAGAAAGTGGATATGCTGCTTATGCAACAGGTTCATTTATGCCATTTCTGTTTACTCACAGTGCAGCAGTCAGATTGGACAAAGAATATCTTGAATTATTGGATTTGTGTGAATACGCATTACCAGGAAATTTAGAGAGATTTACGGACATTAGTCCACATGATTTTGACTACAGGATGGAAAAATGTATTAGCGATACTACGTTAATGTATGAGACTATTACATCACCTCCTGAAAAGCGATTGATTTTGTCCAGATTGCAGAACTTGAGAGCGAAACATAGTGCTTATCGTCAAACAAAAGTTACGGGAGGATTGAGAGTCCGTCCGTATGCTATGTTTGTTACAGGTGGTAGTGGGTTAGGAAAATCGGATGTTACCGATATTCTGTATAAGACCTGCGCTGCGTACAATAAAGTCGACGCACATGACGACAAGGTTTGTACGTATAATTCTTCGGATAAATATATGTCAAATTATAAATCGTATATGACGGTTGTGAAATTTGACGACTTTGCGAACTCCACGTCCGAGTTCGTAGAGGGGAATCCTGCCATGATGTTGATTAAGATTATCAATAATATTCGTGAGTCTGCCGTGATGGCGGATTTGGCAGATAAGGGTAAAGTTTCTATTGAACCCATGTTTGTCACTGTTACGAGTAATGTTATGGATTTGGATGCCCATATTTATTCCAATTGCCCTGCTTCGGTATTAAGACGAGGGGACGTTCACGTTGTTCCCCGTGTGAAACCGCAATTCCGGAAGGAAGGTTCTAGTGCACTCGATTCTGCGAAAGCTAATGCTTTCTACACAGTTGATGGGGTGGTACAGCAGCCGGATATTCCAGATTTGTGGGATTGTGATGTATACCAAGCCGTGGTACAAGAAAGCAAAACTAAGACTTTGACTGGTTCTGGTCAGTTTAATAAGGAGAACGAACAATGTATATTTGTTCCCATTGAACATAACGGAGTTAAGTTATTAAATGTTCCGCTTATTAAAGTAGTTGAATATTGTCTGGAAGACACTAAGAAACATTTTGCTGAGCAGGCGGAAATAGTTAAGCGTGG